GGGCATGAAAGCCCCAATCGACATCAAAAAGTTTAATGAGCAGGGACACTTAGTCAAGTCATACGATAACGTTCCCCCAGGTGTACAAAATCTCCCAACAGGACCACAACGTGGTACAGTCATTGAGACTCCTGCTAATATGCAAAGTGGGGGAGTTATTCCTGGAATGCAACAATACGCACAGTATAACAACCTTAACCCAGAGTTAGCAGCAGCCGTTGCGTCTCGTCCTCAAAACAATGATCGCTTAACGTCGTCCACAGATGCACAAATGCGTCAGTTTAATAATAGGGGAGAACAGACTCGTGTAAATAAAGCCCAGACAAATGTGTCAAACAGGTTAAGCGCTGCAGGTAGCAATGCTTACCAGTTTCATAAAGACAAGCCTTTAGACGCTCTGGGCATGGACCTCGCAATTGCAGGACAACTACCTGTAATTGGGGAAGTAGCAGATTTAGCAAATGCTGGAATTAGTGGGGTGCGAGGCCTATACAATACTGCAGTAGGAGACACAGCAAAAGCTAAAGAGCAGTTTACATTAGCAGGTCTTAGTGCCGCTAGTGCAGTACCGTTTGCAGGAAATGCAGTGGGGGCAGCTCGCATTGCTAAAGCTGGGCACAACATATCACACAAGGCACACACTCTTGAGAAAGGGGTAATTGGGGCTAAAGCCTTCAAAGCTAGTGCTTACGAAAGAAGGCAAGCAGGGGGTGTTCGTAAACTGCAAGCAGGAACTCCGCCCTCGTTTGGGATAGATTCTGAACTATTAAAAGCTGGAGTAGCAGGTACGGAGAGTAGTGCTGGAGTTAATATGATGAATCCAGGTTCTACAGCAACTGGATTGTATGGGCAGCTATTTAGCGAGGTAAAAAATAGTTACCCAGGAACGCGAAAAGAGTTTAGCACAAACATAGCTGCACAAGATAGCATCTTTGATAAAAGACTCTACGAAGGTTTGAATAATGAGAAATCAATGATGAACAACCTTGAGCATATGTATAAAAACTATCCTGATCAAATTGCAAAAAAAGGATATAGTGCAGAACAGCTTGCAGGTATAATTAATATGCTTGGGAGACAGGGAACTAGAGAGTACTTAGGATATGTAGTCAGAGATAAAAAAGATTTAGCAGATGTATTCCCTAGTAAGTACGGTCCTAATGTTCCAAAGGAAAAGAAAAACAAAACTCCTGATGAGTACGCCAAAACAATGCAATCGTGGATAAATAAATACGCAAAAGATAACTGTCCTGGAGGAGACTGTGAGGAAACCACTCAAACCCAAAAGTACTTTAAACTGCGTAAGTGATATATTATAAGGTTTTTTGTAAAAAATAATTTTATAAGAAACAAGCAAACTAACTAATTAAATTTGTAAACATGCAACCAGACGACAAGTTAAACATAGACTCTCTAACCCTAGACAATGTCATAGGAGATGGAGTCGAAGTACTGCAGGACGACACAGAAGTCCAAGCAGAATCTCCTCAAGAAGTTGAGGAAGTAACAGATGAAATATCTGCAGAACCTAATGATAGGGGTGATGAAGACGCTGATGATGATGAATATCAACATGAGCAAGAAGATCAAAACTATATTGAAGATGAAGCAGACGAAGATGTTGAAGCAGAAAGCGGAAGCGTAGCCTTTGAAGTTGCAAAAACTTTAGGGTTTGAATTAGACGGAGACTATGAAGATTCTGTAGAGGGTCTTACAAGCTTCGTAAAAGACGTTACGCAAAATGCGGCAGAAGAACAATTGGAAGGCCTATTCCAACAGTTCCCTGAAGTGCAGCAACATCTTGACTATGTACTAGCGGGAGGTGAATCCCGTGAGTTCTTTCAAAGACAGGGCCAGCAGATAGATTATAACTCTATCCAAGTAGAAGAAGGAGACGTTAATATGCAACGTGCAATACTAGCTCAGTTCCTTCAAACTAAAGGCCACGATACAGAATTCATACAAGACACTATTGATACGTATGAGGATTCTGGGAAGTTGTACAATAACGCTGAGAAAGCTAAAGGACATCTTGCATCGTACCAAAAAGAGGAGCAAGAACAAATGATGGCTCAACAGCGTGAAGAGTATGATCAACAACAAGAACAACAACAAGAGTTCTGGGGTGAGGTAGCTGATACTATCGAATCAGGGAATGAGTTTGCCGGAGTTCGCATCCCAGACCGAGAGAAATCAAACTTCTTTGAGTACATATCTGAGTCTGTCGGAGATAACGGGGAAACACAAAGGGACCTTGACTATCAAGAAGCAGCAACAGATGTCAAATTAGCTATAGATTACATGCTATATAGCGGATTTGATCTTAACGGTGTAATCGAAAAGAAAGCGAAAACTCAAGCTGCTAAGAATTTAAGAAACAGGATTGTTTCAAATGAAGAGAAAGTAAAGAGCGCTCGCAAACAACAAAGCAGATCTACAAACGTCGACTTTGACAATTTAGATCTCGGAAGCATTCTACAATAAAAACTAACTTAAAAACTAGAAAACTATGGCTTTAACGCAAGTACTAAAAACGTACTACAATGATCAGCAGATGACCGACACTAACTCGTTGGTTAATGCACTTATGGAGAAACCAGAAGAGTTGTCTCCAATTATTACTCACCTCGCAGGACGCGAAGAGAAGAAGTTTCCTTTGTCTTTCCTTACAGAAGGCGTAGGTAACACTAAATCTATCGACCGTTTTGAGTATGAGTACCGTGTAAAAACTCACGAAGTGAATGTTCGTCCCGTATCTAACGCAACAGCTTTGGCTGCAGCTCAAGGTGCAGGCGGTCAATTGTTTAAATTGACATTCCCTGACAAGTGGTTTATTTTCCCATATACCTTGGTTTCACAGTCTGGTGTACTTGCTCGTATTATGGAGCAGCCTAAGCCTGTGTCTGGTGGATATGAGTATACATTGAAACTCGTATCTCCTGATCAAGCTAGCATGCCTGCTGCAGACGTTGTTAATGGCGCTCTCTTCGGTATGTTGTTTGCATCAGTAGGTGTAGACTTCTCTCGTGGAAATGCATCTAACTGGGCAGCGCCCGGATTGGTTCGTTCTAAGATCGGAACAGTACGTAAGTCTTACCACATGTCTGGTAATGCTAAGGATTATGTTGCACAATTTGAGCTTCCAACTCGTGAGGGTTCTAAGACTAAATTGTGGATGGACTACGAAGAGTACCGTCACATGCTCAAGTTTAAAGAAGAGTGTGAGATGTACTACTGGTATGGCCAGAAGACATATGGTGACAATGGTGTAAATGAGATGATTGACGAAAACGGACAACCTGTAATTGCAGGTCCAGGTTTGTTTGAGCAAATCATCAACAAGGACACTTACTCTACTCTTACTCAACAAAAGATTGAGAACGTGATTGGGGACTTGTTCTACGGAATGACTGACGCTACTGATAAGCAGGTGACTTTGTACACCGGTATTGGTGGAGCACGTGAGTTTGATAAAGCAATGAGAGCCTACTATGGTAATAACTCTTATCTCCAAACTACGGAGCCTAAGTTTATCACAGGTAGCGGACGTAGCTTAGGTATCACTGGTTACTTCAATTCTTATGAGCACGTTGATGGTCATAGAGTGAATGTAGTTAAGGTACCATTGATGGATCACGGTCCTGTTGCTCAAGCTTCTGCTAAGCACCCAGAATCTGGATTGCCATTGGAATCGTACAGAATGACGTTTGTCGACCAGTCTTCTTATGACGGAGAAAACAACCTCCAGATGATTAATAAGAAAGGTCGTGAAATGTTGCGTTGGGCTGTTGCTGGTTCAGTTGTCCCTAAGGGATTTGCTGAGTCTGACACTCGCGCTAGTGACATAGACGGTGCATCTGTACACATGTTGAAGACGGCTGGTATCCTGCTCCGCAGATTCGATACTTCGCTTGATCTCCAGTGTGTGGCATCGTAATTTGTGTTTGGTTTGCACAGGGGGGACTGCTATCGAGTGGTCCCCCTGCTTACCAAAAAACCCCTATTAAGTTATTTTCTTATAAAAGAACAGCTTAGTTATTCTTTCTAAACTTAAAAGAACAATCAAACCATGCGAACAATATACATACGCAGAAAAGAGACTCTTAATTTCTTACCCAAAGAGGTAAGAGCAGGAGCAAAAATTAGCATCGGAAGCATCTATGTAGGGCGACAGCCTTTACGAGGTGTAGAAGGTGAAGAATCACATAAGTTGCTAGCGCAGATTTTAGACGTTCCTCCAGGACACGAAAAGTGGCCAAAGGAAGAAAAAAATTTCTGGTCTAGCATGAGTGTGAAGATTCCTTTCGAAGGAAAGGAGTTAAACATCGCAGTAGATGAAGACGGTAACCCAGAGAATGTAATGGATTACCTAACCTACAAGTGGTGTTTGAAACACAGACAGGTTGCAGAGTCTGAAGCAGTGATGAAAGCTGACGGACAAAAGCGGTTCTATATATATGATCCGCAGAAAGACTTGCTGAAACGAAACGCTGAGGTTAAGCTTAAAAAAGAAGCAGATAAGGAATTTATCAAGATTTCTACTGATATGGATAAGATGCGCAGATTGTTGCGAGTATTATCTAAAGGAGCAAGACCAGAGACTCTTACAGACATGGAGATAGAGAATCAATTGTACAATATCAAAAGTGATAAACCTACATTGTTTCTTAAGATGAGCAAAGACAAAAACCTTGATGTCCGTGCAGAGCTTGAAGAGATGATTGAGCTAAGTGTGCTTCGAACTATTGGTAACCAAATCATCTATGTAGATGAAACCATTGGTGAGAATATCACTGACGCTATAGTGTATTTTAATAATAAAAAGAACTCAGGGCAGGTAAATGCAATGAGGGCACAACTCAAAGAGATTAAATGACTATAGAAGAGATGCATATTGCTGTCAACCTGGGGGTGCAAAAAATTGCATCTTTCCAGGTTGACAATCTCTTACCCCAAGAGATTGATCACGAACTTAATAGTGCGATGAACTCGTTTATTAAGCAACGTTACTCT